GGGGTGGTGTGGAACTATGGGAAAAATCATGTGCAAATCTTAAACAAACTAATCTATGGACCATTGGTCTTGTTACCTTCATTATGCAAGCTTCGTCGGCAGGTATTTGTTTGATATTGTTTCCTCTAGTTTTGTGTTGTCTAGCAAAAAATTCTAATCAGGTTACAGAACGAGAAGCCACAATAGTTTGATTAGTTAGATTAGTTTGATTTTTATTTACTATCCAAGGTCCTGCAATTCCAGTGTTGACAATGTTTATTGATTTTAACCAATTTTTAAAAGCTTTAATATAAGCTGTTGCAACAGCAGCTTTTTTAATTTCTTTATTAATGTGATATTTGGGTATCATATAATATACAACCTTAATTGATAAACAGAAGCGTTCTAATTTTTCGATACATTTTTCATTTTTTTTAATTAAATGATCACCACTTTCGGTATCCAACACATGTATAGTATTTTTAATAGATCGGACTTTTATAAAATCTCCATAAAAAAAAGCGTTGGACATTACGATACACAATAATATTAAATATAATTTCATTATTATATTTAATAACAATATCTTTATATAATTATGCGTTTAGATTATCCCACATGCTTCCTACAAAATTCAAATTATTTTTAAAATAAAAAATAGAATGTAAATCATCTAACATCATATCTTTGTAAATAAATTTAAAATCTGTAAGTTTAACATCCATTATAACAGGATTGATTAAGGTGTTATCATAATATACTTTATCTAAAATTCCATTTTTATAGAATATGTTGTCAGTGTATTCTAATAAATCAACTGATAATTTCTTAGGATAAACACCGTTTGCGGAAAAGTTTATACTCAAATAAATATCTGATAAATATGATTTGCAAAAAATATTGAATATATCTTGTTTATTTTTATTAAATACTAGTTTTTTAAGATATTCATTTTTTTTAAACAACGATACAGGATCCATTGATGGACCATCTGTCATGTAGTCTAATATAAGCGTTCCTTTTGTACCAGATTTATCCATTACATATGTATTTAACTCACATCTAACAATATTATTTTCTGTCATAAAAATAGGACTGGTTGAATTGTAAATATTAACACTTAAATAATAGTTAGCTGGATCATTTTCATACAATCTTATTGGAACTAAACTAAGAGATTCATTAAAGTTACTAACATAGTGATTTAAATTATTTACCTGTTCAGTATTTAATTTAAAATTTATATAGGTGCTATGTGGTTTAATATCGATAGGAACATAAAGTCTATTATTGGCTAATGGATTATACATTACATTTGGCATGGTAAGAGTAATAGTTTTAAATAAAGTTTTTAATACAAATCTTGGATTAACAAGCATATTAATAGTTAATAACTATATTTTTATACCATGTTCACCAACAAATTTGAATAAAATTTGATGCTTTTTTTTTTGTTTTGCGACAGATGTGAAATCTTCTACATTTGTTATAATTGGTCCAGGTCTCTTCTTTTTAAATTTATATTCTTTTGTGTTTACTTTTTCAACTATTTCTTTTTTTTTGAATAACATAGATAAACATTTACACATATATAGTTATCTAAGTTTATAATTAACTATCAGTATCAATTTTTTTAGTTACAATGTTTTTAGTATAAACTAGCCTTTTTCTACGAACTCTACAGTGACCTGGTCCAAATTCTTCTCTCAATAACCTTATTATACTTTGTTTATCTGGACCACCAAATCTCTCATTATATCCACGTGAATAAGCCAATAATTCATCATTTCTATTAATTAAATTAAAACGATAGCTATCCGGCATATAATATTATATGCATTATTTTTCTATATTAATTTAAGTTGATTCTTAATAAAGTATTTGATAGAAAAGAATATTGGTTTCAAGAGTGTCTTTATTTTTATTGACCTCCACGTAGGCGTAACACAAGATGAAGGGTGCTTTCTTTTTGAATATTGTAATCAGACAATGTTCTTCCATCTTCAAGCTGTTTCCCAGCAAAAATTAAACGTTGCTGATCAGGAGGAATACCTTCTTTGTCTTGTATTTTTTGTTTTACATTATCAATAGTATCACTAGGTTCAACATCCAATGTAATGGTTTTACCAGTAAGCGTTTTTACAAATATCTGCATATATCACATATTTATACAATAAATCTAAATTATTTATTATATTTAATTAAAAGTAATTAATAATTAGTTAAATAAATAAGGATATTGATATAAGAGTTAAAAGATGTATAATTAATAATGTGTGGTATATTCTTTGTTAAATCAACTCTTCATGATAAAGCATTGATAGAGAAATGTTTTAATAAAGCTAGAAGTAGAGGACCAGATGATAGTAAATTTTTATTTTTTCCTAAATTAACATTGAAAGATGTAACAGATGTAACATATTATATAGGTTTTCATCGTTTAGCTATAAATGGTTTAAATGATAAAAGCAATCAACCATTTTATAAAAATGGTGTTTATTTTATTGGTAACGGAGAGATTTACAATTATAAAGAGCTATACAAATATCTTAATAAAGAACCCGAAACTGATTCTGATTGCGAAGTCATTATAGATTTATACAATGAATTTGGAATAGAATATACTAGTAAGCTTTTAGATGGAGTTTTTGCATTTGCATTAATTGATATTACAAATAATATGATAGTATGTTGTCGTGATCCATTAGGTGTTAGGCCTTTATTTTATTATCACGATAATAATGAATTCTATTTATCCTCTGAAATGAAGCAGATATCGGATTTAACAAACGAAAACTTAATAAAACAATTTAATCCTGGATCTTATGGTATTTTAGATAATAACAATAAATTAAATGTTAATAAATATTTTGATCTTCTCTCATTACGACTCCCAAAGGAATTATATACTGAAAGCATGAAATCATATGCTATATTGTGTGAAATGACTAAGGATATGTTAATCGAAGCAGTTAGAAAGAGATTACTAAGTGATAGACCGGTAGCTTGCTTGCTTTCTGGTGGGTTAGACTCAAGTTTGATAGCATCGATCGTATGTAGTCTAAGTAGTAAACAGATAGAAACATTTAGCATAGGATTGCAAGGTAGTCCAGATTTAAAATATGCAAAAATGGTAGCAGAACATCTTAATACAAAACATCATGAAGTTATTGTTACAGAAGAAGAATTTTTAAACGCAATACCTGATGTTATTAGGCGTATAGAGTCATATGATACAACAACTGTAAGAGCCAGTGTAGGTAATTGTTTAATTGGTAAGTATATATCAGAAAACTCGGATGCAAAAGTTATATTTAATGGAGATGGTGCAGATGAGCTTATGGGTGGATATTTATATTTTCATAAATGTGACAATGCTCTTAAATTTGATAATGAGTGTCGTAGGTTGTTAGAGAATATCAGTTATTTTGATGTGTTACGTAGTGATAGATGTATTTCATCCTGGGGGCTAGAACCTAGAACACCATTTCTAGACAAATCTTTTGTAACATTTTATCTTAGCCTACCATTGGAATTAAGATTTAAAAAAGATGTAATAGAGAAAAAAATAGTTAGGGATGCCTTCACAAACTCTTTATCACCTTTTCTCCCTAATGATGTTTTGTTTAGAAAAAAAGAGGCATTCAGTGATGGTGTAAGTGCAGAGACAAGATCATGGTATAAGATAATACAAGAACATTTAGATAAGCCCGAATTTGATGGATGGTTTACTGAAAAAAGTGAACTAACAAAGGAGCAACAATATTATAAGAAAATTTTTACTGAATTCTATCCTAATAAAGATAGTGTTATACCATATTATTGGATGCCTAAATGGAGTGATACAAAAGATCCTAGTGCGAGAACATTGTAAATATTTTATTATTGAAATATATTATTGATGAAGAATTTGAAAATTAATTTTGTAGATAATGTTGAATTAAGATATAAGGTACCAGAAGTTCCTAAGGGATATAAGTGTTATGCAAAACATTTTTATGATAGATTAATGAGAAACATACCAAAGAGAAAATTAATTAAATTTCCAAATATAAATAAAAATTAAAATTAACATATATTTATATTAATGAATGATGAAGAATTAGAAAATAGATTAGTTTCGATAGAAAAGAAATTAGATAAATTAATATTTTTAGCAGAGATGGAACTTAAACCAGAATGTAAAAAGATGGGAGGACATATAGACTTTGTAGAAAAAGTTTATGAAAATGTAAAAGCGCCATTGGGATTTATATGTAATAAATTTAGATTTTTAAGAGGTGGTTATGATTTGCATACAAAACCTAAATTTATTAAAAATTAATGGATTATAAGATTTTTCATTTTTAATATATGATTTATGATAAAAATGGAAAGCCATAAGGGTAGCATAAAATAAAGTTTACGCCTGTTTTTGTATGGAGTTGTTATAGTCCAAAAAACAGATGCAACCATCATACCGGATAGTCCATCGGCCAAGAAACTTTGATATCTAGGTAGTTTATCATAATAGTGTTTTTTTAATACTGGAAATATAGTACTATGTTCCATGAGTATTCCTGCAAATGCAGAAATCCAAAATATTATCGCCATATTTTTAAGATTAGCTTTTTTGTAATCAATCAAATATGCAATAGGAATGAAAGGAATTGCACCGCCAACACCTGCTATTAATGCCGCTGCCAATATAGTATGATGTTTAAAGTATTCTCTTAATAGATTTGCGCCGAATGGAAGTGGTGTAATATTCATTAAAAAATCGAATGTCGCTGTTATTACAAATACTAATATAAAATCACGATAAAAAGTTTTATTCATAAATAAAGCAGAGAAAAACTAATTTCCCTACTTTATTTTACAATAATAATAATAATTTTATTAAACTGCTTAGTTCGAGTAAGCGAGGCCACCCATACCGCTCATTACGCGGAGCACATTGTAGTTGGTAGCGTAGACACGTACTTTGGCGGTCTTTGTGCCTTCGACTGTGGCGTTCGAGAGGACGAGCTGTAATGTAGCGTTGTCGATGCGCGAGAAGTTGCATGTTCCCGAAGGCTGGTGCTCTTCAGGGCGGAGAGCAAACGAGTAGACATTGATACCTGTGTCGGGGTGGCGTGTGTGGTGGTTGAAAGGCTGGACGAGGTCGAAGTATGTGCCTTCGCGCTCCGAGAAGCGGTCCTGGCCGTTGAGCTGGAGTTTGGCAGTGACAACGGGATTTTCGCCCCAGCAGTGAAGTGTGAGCGATGTTTCGGTGAGGACGAATGTTCCGGCATCCGAGACCGATGAGCCAACGCCGACCGCGAGAGGATCGACATCGAATGCTCCTCCTGGAGTGGCGTTGTCGCCCCAAAGCGATGAGCTGAGAGCACCCGAGGCATCGACGGCGGCCGATGAGGCGAATAGACCCGAAGCATCGATGAAAGCATTGGCTGATCCAGCGACGGCCGATTTGCCACCGAAGGCATGGATGGCGTTAGGTAAGGCATCGACGGCATCGGTGTAGTTGAAGGGCTGGGCACCAAGAGTCTTGAAAAGTAAGCTTCCAGCTTCAAGCGAGGCGCAGTAGTCAACATTTTCATCGGGCTGAACGACCCAGATGAGCTCTTTGCAAGGGTGGTTGAAGTTGAGTTTAATTTTGTTCGACGACGAACCGACCGATTCATCACCAGTGAATTGGAGCTGTTCGATAAGGTATTCGTGAGGATTCTGGGCCATACGGCGGCGCTCATCGGTGTCGAGGAAGATGTAATCGACGAAGAGCGAAGCAGCAACGAGCGACTGGTTGTAAGCGGTTGTTACTTTCTCCGACGATCCAGTTGATGTGGGGTCAACAGTGCTGACAGCCCATAGACATTCGTCAATGGGGCGGAGATCAAGGTTGATGCGGACCTCGTGGTACTGAAGAGCAATAAGAGGAAGAGCAAGTCCAGGGTTGCAGCAGAACCAGAATTTGAAAGGAACATAGAGAGTTGTTTCAGGTAAAGCATTGCGGGGAGCGCAGATGTTTTTGGGGGCGCTTGATTCGCAAGGTCCATCTACATCAGCGAATGAAGGATCAGTGATGAATGTAAGCTGTGTGGTGTTACCAATCATTTTGTGGTAGCCCTTTTCTTGTTCCGATGAAAGGGTAAGCTGGTTCCAGATGTGCATCCAGTCACCATATTGGCGATCGATGCGCTGGCCACCAATTTCAACTTCAACCTGCGAGATTAACTGCTCGCCAGGGAAATCTAACCAGCGAGCATACACATCGCCGCTGCTGTTCTTCATATTTTGATTAATTTCGGGTAATGTAACCTGTAAAAGTGTGCGGTAAGCAAGGTCACCATTGCGTGAAATAGTGCATGTTACTCTGCGGCCGAAATCGGCTTGTCCGTTAAATGTTTGCTCAATCGATTCCATCGCAAAGTTTGTGTGTCTGCGGTATGTTACTTTCCAGAATGTAATTTGAGGATTGCCAGTAAGGTAAACGTCTTGTGCGCCATAAGCTACTAATTGCATTAAACCACCTCCCATGATTATAATATTGCTAAAGAAAAAAAAATTTTATATTTACATTTAATTATTTATTTTATTATAACTTTATAATTAATTGTTTTTGTTACCATATAAGTAGTATAATAATATCATTTAGATAAATATTTAACTATAAAATCTTTTAAGTAATCATCGGACAAAACATTCTTTTCATTACTTCTATTCTTAGTAAAAATATACAAATTGTTTTTCTTATGAACACTCCAGCCATCTTCTATAGCATTTAAAATAAACTTGTTTTTTTTTTCTTTAATTAAAATTTTTTTTTCATTATCCATTTATAAATTATAAGAAAACATTAAATATAAATAAACTTGAAATATTTAAATATATATATATTTTAATATTATATGCCTAACTTTAAACCTAAAAATCAAAAAGTTATAAAAGCTACCAATGCTAATATTACATTAGATATGAAACATAACGATGTGTTACTAAAATTTAAAAAAGAATGTGATGAAACAATTCCTAATAATGAAAAACGAATAGAAACTCTTAAGAATAAACTCAAAGAAAAAAAAAATCTTAAAAATAGATTAGATATACAAGATCAAATTAAGAAACTAAATAAAACCAATAAAGATATGATAGAATATCAAAAAAATTATTATTTGAATAATTCAAAATATATATTTGAATACTTTGAAAAGAAAAAAGACGTATCAGAGGGTGTAAATAAAACTAAACTTGTAGATAATTTTTTTATTAAATCATCTACTAATAATATTAAGCAAAATAGTAATGAAAATATTTCAAAATATTTTTCAAATATTGATGATAAATATATTGATATAGATAAATGTATACAACAATCTAATATATGTCCTAATTGCAATAAAGGAGAATTGATACCTGTTGAATATGAAGGAGTAGTAATATGTAATAATCAGATGTGTGCTAAACAATTAAAGTATTTAATAGAAAATGAAAAACCTTCTTATAAAGAGCCTCCTAAAGAAGTATGTTTTTATGCATATAAAAGAATTAATCATTTCAGAGAAATATTAGCACAATTTCAAGCCAAAGAGACTACTCAAATTCCAGATGAAATTATTGAAAATATAAAATTACAAATTCAGAAAGAAAGAACTAATATAGCTGATTTAAATAATAAACAAGCTAAAGATATTTTAAAAAAACTTGGTTATAATAAATTCTATGAACATATACCTTTTATTAAAGATAAACTAGGTATTAAACCACCTGTAATGACTCCTGAATTGGAAGACAAATTATGTAATTTATTTATGGATATTCAGCATCCATATGCCAAGTATTGTCCTGGCGATAGAGTTAATTTCTTAAATTATTATTATACTATTTATAAACTATGTGAGTTATTAGATGAAGAAGAATTCTTACCATATTTCCCCATGCTCAAAGATAGAGAAAAAAGAATTGAACAAGACGAAATATGGAAAAAAATATGTGCTGAACTTGGTTGGCAATTTATACCAACTATCTAAATATCTTTATATTTCTTTCTTAATTTCATCATCTCTTTTCTTTTCTTTTTATTTAATCCTTCGTCATAATCAGGAAAAATACTGAAAGGTATATCAATATCCTTTACCTTTTTATTAGCCAAATCTATCATATGTTTTCTAGTTTTTGGCTTAAGAAAACGCCATATATATGGCATTTTCCTATGCATTTCTAAAACATCTACTGTATTTGTTGTTTTCCCAGTTTTTTTTAATTTACATTTCTTTTCGCTTAAACAATACTTTTTATTAATATTGCACTTGCTCCAATTACGTGAACTATACTTTTCTGTTTTAGATTTTGGATAACAATATGCCGGTCGACATTTATTCATAGATTTACCACATGGCACATGTTTACAACTTTTATAGATATAACATTTTTTCCGTGTATTCATTTATTATAAACAAATATTATTAATCATTTGTTTATAAATTCAACTACTTAACGAGGGAAACCTACAAGATTGCCTCCAATACCGAATCCTGCACCCATTCTCGCACTTCCAGCTACACTAGGTACATATGTATCAAGAATTAAGAATGTAGCAGCACCCGTTAAAGCAATTAGTGCAATTTCATCAGGCTTCATTCTTGACTTAGGTAATATATAGCATGCAATAGCAATCATAAGACCTTCTACTAAATACTTAATAGCTCTTTTAACAAATTCTCCCATGTTGACGTTCATTATAATTAATATCAAGAAAAAAATATTTTATTAAATTATTACTTAAATATTTACCTAAAGTTAATTATATATATGGCGAAGTATACAGAGAAAAAACACGTAGATTTACTTGATGAAGACAAACCTATAGCAAATCAAAAATTTGTTTGTATATCTTTTGTATCACCTGAGAAAATTATTGAGAAAAAGGAAGCTTATTATTTTGAAGAATTCCTAAAATCATGGGATTTAAATAAATCTGTCGAAAAATTTAATCAATTTGTTAATTTTATTTCTTA